GCGTATAATAAAACCTTGGAACATGTTGTGAACCCTGCAGATCCTTTTGATCCTGATTTGGTTACAAAGGCTATGAAAGACTGGGTTGGACCCGTCAAAGAAGCCTTGCAAAAATGGATCAAGGAGGAGGAAGTGCGACCATTGACCTTGGAAGAAAGTATTCTTGGCATAGACGGTAAACGTTTTATTGATGCCATACCTATGAATACTAGCATGGGATTTCCCATTTTCCAAGCTAAACACAAGTGGTTTGATGAAATTCGCGATAATGGGGTGTTGGTGACGCGAAAACCACACCCCTCTGTCATTCTAGAAATGGAAAGACAAAAGCAATGCTGGAAGGAAGGTTTTCGTGCCTATCCTGTAACAGCAGCAACGCTTAAAGATGAACCAACTCCTATAGATTCAGAAAAAGTTCGAGTATTTCAGGGTGGTAGTGTAGCATTCGGAATTTGGTTGAGAATTTATTTTCTGCCAATATTGCGTTTTATGCACCACAACCCTACTTTGACTGAATCTGCTGTAGGAGTAAATGCGATGGGTCCTGAGTGGCAAATTTTGATGCAACATGCTGAGAAATATGCCGCAGATGGGAAAATGATCGCTTGGGATTACAGTAAGTACGATGTGAGGATGAATTCTCAAATCACGCGATCTGTGATGTATTTGTTCATCGAGTTAGCTAAAAGCGTACCTGGTTACACGTCAGAAGACATTGAAATGATGGAGATGATGGTTTTGGACTTGACTCATCCTTTAATTGATTGGAATGGAGTTTTGTTCATGGCTTTCAACATGAATACATCAGGAAATAATTTGACAGTGGACATCAATGGTACAGCCGGAAGCTTGTACGTGCGAATTGCATTTTTCCAACTTTTTCAAGATGTGGAGGTCGGAGATTTTCGTAAGTGTGTGAGTGCATTGACATATGGTGATGATTTTATTGGAAGTGTAGTGCAAGAATACAGAGATTTCAATTTTGAATATTTCAATGATTTTCTTGCTAAACATAAGATGAAAGTCACGTTACCATGTAAAGATGACTCAAGTTCTGAGTTTTTGGACAAGGAAGATGTTGACTTTCTAAAAAGAAAGTCAAACTATATTCCTGAAATTGACCAGACTATTGGAAAACTTGATGAAAATTCGATCTTCAAATCGTTGCACAGCAATGTAAAGTCCAAGAATTGTTCAACTGCAGAATTGCAGCGATCAGTTCTACAAGGGGCAATGCATGAATGGTTTGCACATGGAAGAGAGGTTTACGAGTTACGACTCAAACAGATGGAAGAGGTATGCAGGCGAGTTGACTTGCCGG